GGTTGATCCTCTCCCACCGACTCCTCCGCCTCCGGTTGATCCGACAGCTCCTCCGGTTGATCCGACAGCTCCTCCGGTTGATCCGACAGCTCCTCCGGTTGATCCGACAGCCCCTCCGGTTGATCCGACAGCCCCTCCGGTTGATCCAGAAACAACGCCTGTGCAAGGATGGACGATGGAAGAAATGCAAAAAATGATTGAAGAAATGCAGGGAAAAGAAGCAGCACAAGCAGCAGCAAGAGCCGCTCAAGAAGCGGAAATGGCTAAACAATATATGGTTTATGGAGACAGAACAGGATACAATCCCTATCAAAGTGGTCAATACCAATCGGACCCATACGGACCGTCAGGCGTTCCAGACATGGGAGGAATAACAACTATTCCGGTTCCAGGCGGCTATGGAATACACAACCCTGTATATGAGAGGCTGAGGAGAAAAATATAGATATTTTAGACTTCGCGACGGCTGTAACGCGCGCAATTGGAAGAAAAGAACAGCAAATACAAGAAATGATGTCCAATGGCGAAGTAAAAGATTGGTCACATTATCGAAATCTTGTTGGTCATATCGAAGCACTTAACTTCATTCGCGAAGAAATTAGATCCTTACTAAAAAATCAGGATATAAAATATGACTAATACAGCGCTAGAAAAAAAATGGGCAGAAGAAGAGGACAACAAAACTCCTTTAGAAAAAGCCTATGATGAAGGGGCAACTCTAAACCCTGAAAAAATAGAGAACTCATTATTAGAACAACTTCCTGAGCCAACGGGGTGGCGAATAATGGTTCTTCCTTACAGGGGTAAAAGAACCACAAAAGGAGGAATTGAATTAACAGACGAAACACTTGGAAGACAGCAAATAAGCACTGTTTTAGGCTATGTTCTAAAACTTGGAAAACTAGCTTATAGCGGAGAAAGATTTTCTACTGGACCTTGGTGCGAAGAAGGGGATTGGGTATTGTTTGGACGATACGCCGGTTCTCGTTTTCAAATTGAGGGCGGTGAAATAAAAATACTTAACGATGATGAAATCATTGCAAGAGTATCAGACCCAGAAGCAATTCTGCATCAATATTAAAACATGAGGAAAACCCATGCCAAAACATAAACTAAACCTAAACGCTGCCGAAGAACTTGTACCAATTGATGATACAGGCCCTGAAGTAGATGTAGAATTATCAGAAGACGCAGTTCCTTCTTTTGAGGCTGTAACCCCTTCAAAACCAATTTTGGAGAACAAACCAGAAGTAATAGTAGAGGCGGCAGAAGAAAAAGACGAGCACGAAGAATATAGTAAGAACGTAAAAAAACGAATTGACAAGCTAACAGGAAGACTACGAGAATCCGAACGAAGAGAGCAAGCAGCAACTCAATATGCGCAAAACGTACACAAAGAAAACTCAACACTAAAACAACAAAAGCAGCATATAGATAGTAACTATATTATTGCAGAGGCAAATAGAATTACAGCTGAAACTGAAACAACAAAAAATTTACTGCGCCGAGCAAACGAAGAACAAAACACAGATCAACAAGTTGAAGCACAACAAAAACTAGCTTCTCTTGCGGTAGAGGCCCAACGCGTACAGGCACTCAATCAAAGCAGAGCAGTTAGAGAACAACAAGTGGTTGCACCACAACAATTTTCACAGGACTATCCGCAAGGACAGCAAGCTCGTCCTGCGCCACCTGATCCTAAAGCAGAATCTTGGGCAGAAGATAATTCTTGGTTCGGCGAAGACAGAGCCATGACTATGACTTCTTTTGTAATTCACCAAGATTTACTTAGCGAAGGATTTGACGCGGCGAGCAATGAGTACTATAGTGAGATAGATAAACGGATTAGAGATGAGTTCCCACATCGTTTTGATGCGGCAGCAAGTCAGACAAACCGACCCGTCCAAGCAGTGGCCCCTGCAAAGCGCAGCGCTAAGGCTGGACGCAAAACCGTGAGACTCACACCTTCACAGGTAGCAATAGCTAAGAAATTGGGTGTGCCTTTGGATGAATACGCGAAATATGTTGAATAACGTGGAGACAACGATGCAAAAAAACAATAATGTCGACGAAAGTCGCGAACCACGCGAAGCCCAAACTCGTGAGAAAAAAGCTGCGAGAAAACCTTGGGCTCCACCATCCGCTTTGGATGCACCGACTCCTCCTGAAGGATATGTTCACCGTTGGGTAAGAATGGAAGTTAGAGGCAATGACGATCAAAAGAACGTTATGGCCAGACTTCGTGAAGGATGGGAGCCTGTGAGAGCAGACGAATATCCTGATTTTGATTCACCCGTACTGGATGAAGGAAGATTTCAAGGAGTAATCGGAGTTGGAGGATTGATTTTATGTCGGATTCCAATCGAAACTGTACAGGAAAGAAGCGCCTTTTTTACTGCAAAGGAACAAGGGCAAATGGATGCTGTAGACAACGATTTGATGAAAGACGGAACTCATTCCAGCATGTCTATTAATAGACCTAGTAGACAATCTCGCGTAACAATTGGCGGAACTCAGAGTTCACAGAACTAGGGGTTCTTAATATTAATTCTTGAAATAGAGGAAAGTTAAATGGCAAATGTAGACAAAGCCTTTGGTTTGAGACCTTATAAAGGTCTTAATGTCGGTTCCGCTGTTCAGGAAGCAAATAAATATAATATTGTAACTACCGGATATGGTACAAGCATCTTCCAAGGTGACTTGTGTATATTCGCAGGTGGTTACATCAATAGGGCAGCAGCTGGTTCTGCTAACCTTGTTGGTGTGTTTTCACACTGTTATTATGTTGCTACTGACGGCACGCCTACCTTTAAGAATTACTATCCAGCCAGCACGACGGCACTTGGAAGTGGGGAAATAGAAGCATTTATCTATGATGACCCAAATCAAATGTTTGTTGTTCAGGCGGATGGTGCTTCGGCCCAGACTTGTATAGGTAGAAATGCCGATACTGATGGGATAGGTGGTAGTACGACAACAGGTGTTGCGACACGCGAACTCGACTCTAGCACAATAAACACAACGCAAGCACTTCAGCTTAAAATCGTTGGGGTTGTTCAAGACGACATTAATGGTGATCTCACAGCGGATAATGCAAATTTGGTTGTAATAATCAATGAGCACGCTTATAGAGGTCCTGTTGCAGGAACTTAGGAGTAATTTAGATGGCAATTAGTAGAGCACAATTGGTTAAAGAATTGCTTCCAGGCCTGAACGCATTATTTGGACTTGAGTACGATAGATATGACAAAGAACATGAAGAAATTTATGATATGGAGTCAAGTGATCGTGCTTTTGAAGAAGAAGTAATGTTGACAGGTTTCGATACCGCACCCGTTAAGTCAGAAGGAGCAGGAGTGGCCTTTGATCAAGCGCAAGAAGCGTTTACATCAAGATACACTCACGAAACGATTGCATTGGCGTTTTCAATTACCGAGGAAGCGGTCGAGGATAATCTTTATGACAGACTGTCAGCAAGATACACTCGCGCGCTAGCTCGTAGTATGGCGAATACCAAGCAAGTCAAGTCGGCTTCTGTGTTAAATAGGGCTTTCAATACAAGTTATCTAGGCGGAGACGGCAAAGAACTTTGCGCAACAGATCACCCAACCGTGGGTGGTGCTAATTTGCGTAATGAACTTTCGACCGCAGCTGACCTAAACGAGACTTCATTGGAACAAGCACTAATTGACATTGCAGCTTTCACTGACGAGCGTGGTTTGAAAGTAGCTCTTCAAGGAATGAAACTAATTATTCCTAAAGAACTACAATTCGCTACTGACAGATTATTGGAAACACCAGGTCGCGTGGCTACATCAGACAATGATATTAATGCTGTTAAGAATATGGGCATGGTCCCAGAAGGATATACAGTAAATCATTATTTGACAGACACCGATGCATGGTTCATAAAGACTGATTGTCCGAACGGGTTCAAAATGTTTGACCGTTCACCAATCAGAACTTCTATGGAAGCTGATTTTGACACTGGCAATGTGCGTTATAAGGCTAGAGAAAGATACTCGTTCGGATGGTCCGATCCACGAACAGTATTCGGTAGCCCTGGAGCATAACCTAATATGGAACCCCGCCGGGGGTTTCTTACTCAACCCGGCACACTTTCTTCTTTCTTTTTTCCCCGTTTAGCAGTAATATAAACCCTTATCTAGGATTTTATATTTACCTATCGACTGACCTAGCAGACAATGCCAAAAGACGATAGGGTTATTAAGGAGACTTAATTATGGCAAA